TTTTCTATATCATTCAAACTGAATAACAAAATTTACACTAACAACATCTTGTATTCTGACTGTCAGCTATTTGAGAATTATGATGTAATTGTTTTTGATGTACCATCACTACCATTGTACACAACTCTGAAGTTGGGTTCTGTGACTGAGTTTGATTCATTTTTCGTCTTAACTGACGGGAAGGTTTTGAACGTTGACGTTAACAAGACTCAAAAGAAGGTTGATGCACGGTTTCAAGGTAAGGTCTTTACTGACATTGTCATCACTGCACCATCTATTAAGAATGCTGGTTTGGGAGCTGGATCTTGTGGTTCACCTCTCATTGGATGTAAAAATGGAGTATCTGCTTTAGTTGGCTTTTATGTTGGCTCTTCGGAGTCAACTTTCCACTTTACACCTGTACCTGATGTCGTAAGGAAGAACGCAGATTGCGTTTCTATTGAATGTGATTTGTCAGTACTCTTTGATAATGATCCATATTGTATGGAAAATTATCAACACCTTGGCCAAGTTGAGGTCCCCCCCTCAATGAAGCAGATGCCTCGTAATGATATAGTCCAAACGCCTGCACAGGTTATGGGCTTGATTCCTGGTGAGCCTTACCGCTACCCAGTTATACCAACTGAGGCAACTGAAATCAAAGCTATGCACAAGAAAGATGTTCCAATACACAATATTACACCTAATACTATCAAATTAGTACATCAGGCTGGTGAATTGCTACAACAACATTATGCACAAAAGTTTTCGGAGTGTTCTTCTCTAGGAATAGAGGAGGCCATTCTGGGGACAACAAACTATGGTGACATGGGAGCTATTGATATTAACACCTCACCTGGTTTTACCCTTCGCACACAAGGTAAAGACAAAGAAGATGTCATGACTTTTACAAATGACGGGAAACCTGATGTTAAGTTGGATGTCGACTTTAAGAATATGCTAGTTGAAGACTGGCGTAAGTGGATACACGGAGATAAGGTTGGATATGTGTTCTCTGAACATCAGAAGATCGAACTTCGTGAGCGTGAACGTGTGGTTGCTGGTAAATTGCGCATTTTCTCAGGTGGAGACCTGAGGCACCTTATATGTGGTCGTCGAGCAATTGGCGACTTTTATGAACAGTGGCGCATTCATCAAATGTTTAACTTTGTGGGAGGTGATGTTGGAGGTTTAGACTTCCATCAACTTATACAAGATGCAGTGCTTAGAACACCAAGTAATGAATTTGGCTGCTTTGACTTTTCGGGTTATGATGCTACTATACCCAATGTGTTAGTTAAGGAAGCCATAAGAATTATTAAATCATTCTATCCAAACCATCAAGACAAACAAGCTGTTGAGTTGTGTTTTCTTGAAAACATGATTGCTTTCCGCTTTGTACGTGGACAATTATATTGTTCACTGCAGGGCAATTGCTCTGGATTTGTATATACAACTATGCTAAATACTATTGTAAACAATTGATTTTTTCATCTTGTGTTCTATCAAAATATCCAAATATTGATCCTTTT